CTTTGGCACCGGCCATCCGTTCGCGGCCGCGCTACTGCTGTGGGACGTCGATGCCGACGTCCTGCATGTCCACCACACCGTGCGCATTGCCGACGCGTTGCCGATTCAACACGCCGCCGCCGTGAAGCCGATCGGGATCAATGTGCCCGTGGCATGGCCGGTCGACGGCAATATCCGCCGCGACGACGGCAAGCCGATGGCCGACCACTACCGCCGCCATGGCCTGCTCATGCTGCCGGATCATGCGACCTGGCCGGATGGCAGCGTGTCGACCGAGGCGGGCATCCTCGAAATGGACGAGCGCGAGCGCACCGGCCGGCTGAAATATGCCGCACACCTGTCCGACCTGCTCGAAGAACGCCGATTCTATCACCGCAAGGACGGCCAGATCGTCAAAATCAAGGACGACATCATGTCGGCGATCCGCACCGCGATCATGATGAAACGCGCTGCGAAGACCGTTAACCTCGGCGGCCGGGCCGGGACGTCTGGTCCGATATCCAGCTTTGCCCGCGGCACCCCATCCCATCCCGACGGCGACATGGATGCCTTCGATGGTTCCTGACCTGCGGCGGTGCGTTGCTGGCCAGCCCCGACCCGACCACGTTCGCGGCTGCCGCTGCTCTTAGCCGCGGGGTTTCCTCCCTGGACTGGCGGCGGGAGTTTCTCACGAGGTTTCGCCCGTCGCCCCTTTCGGAGCATCAAATGGTCACCAAGACGATGGAAGAACTCGACGCGATGACGCCCGAGGAAAAGCGGCTGCATCGGGCCGAGGAAGAAAAGATCGTGTTCGGCACCGACTTCAAGAAGGTGAAGGGCAAGCCTGTCGAGCAAGGCATCGGTTCACCGGGCCGCGAGACACCCAACCACTTGAATGCGATCCGCAAATACGAGGGCGAGGAGGCCTATCAGGCGGCCTTGGCCAAAGCGAAGAAAAAGGCCGACTGATCATGGCAGCGTCCGGCATGTCAGTTCCCGGCGCCACCGATCTCGGGCTCGGCTCGACGCTACCGCAACAGGTCGCCGACGAAACCGACGAGCAGCGCCGCAAGCGGCTGCTCTCACAATCCCAGCAGCGCCTGGTGCCGGGTACGTCGCAGCCGACCACCGGCGCATCTTCACTCATGGGCGGCTACGGCGCCGCGGTCCCGTTTCCCTGATGGCAGAGAACGATAAATACGCCGCCCGCTCGCCGCGCGAGATCCCGGATTGGGAAGCCGAGATCGTGCGCGACGACATGCGGCTGTTCTCGGAACTGCAGACTTATCGGAATGTTCATGCCGGCGTGTGGGAAGAATCGGCGGCGCTGGTCGACCCGAAGTCCCGCAACACGTTTTTCTATGGCTCCTACAACTGGCCCGGCACCAAGAAAACCGAACAGCAGGTCGACTCCACCGGCGCGCTGGCGTTGCAGGAATTCTGCGCGATCGCCGACAGCCTCGTCACGCCGAAGAACCAGAAGTATCAGGGGTTCCAGACCGACCGCTACCTGATGAAGGATCGCGGTGTTCAACTGTATTTCGATCAGTTGCGCGACATCGTGCTGGATTACCGCGAGCGCGACATCGGCAACTTTCGCGGCCAGAATTTCAACAACTGGAAATCGCTCGGCGCCTACGGCAATGCCACCATGTTCATCGACGCCTTTGATGGCCGATGGCACGAGGGCGCGCGCGGGCTTCGCTATAAGGCGGTCCCACTCGGCGAGACATTTTTCGGGCAGAACCACCAGGGCATCGTTACCACCATCGTGCGCTGGTTTCGCCTGACCGCAGCACAGGCGGCCGAACAATTCGGCATCGACGCGCTGCCCTCGATCATGCGGCCCGCATTGGAGTTGAATTCGCAGGCACCGTACAATTTCCTGCACTGCGTCTATCCGCGCAGCATGAAGGAATTCGACCCCGACCGGCTGGATTTTCGCGGCAAGCCGTTCACCAGCCACTACATCTCGATCGAGGGAAAATGCCTCGTGGCCCCGCGGTCGGGCTACCGGGTTTTCCCCTACGCCGTCTCCCGCTACGGCCAGAGTCCCGGCGAGGTCTATGCCGATGGATGGGTGCAGCTTGCGTTGCCTTCCCTGAAAACGCTCAACGCTGAAAAGCGCATCTTCCTGAAAACCGGCCACCGTGCATCGGATCCGGTGCTGCTGACCAACGACGATGGCCTGATGTCGTGGAACCAGAAACCGGGCGCGATCAATCCAGGTGGGGTCAATTCCGATGGTCGCCCGCTGGTCCACGCGATGCCGGTCGGCAACATCCAGATCACCAAGGAGATGATGGACGAGGAGCGGAGCATCATCGGCAGGGTGTCGTTGGGTTCGCTGTTCAAGACCCTGACCGACCATCCGGACATGACGGCGACGCAGGTGATCGAACTCCTGAACGAGCGCGGCATGCTGGTGGCGCCGGTGTTGGGTCGCCAATTCTCCGAATACATCGGCGGCATGAGCTATCGCGAGGTCGATCTCCTGGCCGACATGCGCGACCACCGCGGCAAACCTGTGCTGCCGCCGATGCCGCCAGTCCTTCGCGAGGCCGGCGGCGAATACCAGATCAAGGACACCACGCCGCTCGCGATGTCGTCGCGCACCAACGAGGTGGCAGGCTTCAATCGATGGGTCGAGCAGCTGCACCAGTGGGCTGCGATCTCCGGCGATATGTCGATCCTCGATCCCGTGAACTTCGATACCGCCGTGCCGGAGGCGGCCTTGATCCAGAGCGTGCCGATCCGCTGGACCTCGGACGATCAGGCGATCGCCGTCAAGCGCCAGAACCGCGCAAAAGCGCAGGCGGCACAGCAACGCATCCAGGCGCTGCCGGCAGAAGCCGCCATGGTCAAGGCGCAGGCCACCTCGCTCAGGGCCGGCCAGCCGCAGCCCGGTCAGCAATCCGGAGGAATGTAATGGTCGACCTGAATAAACCCTCGTTCTTTCGCGCCGGTGGCATTCCCATGATCGGTGCCGACCAGCGCGTGACGGCCGGAATGCAGGAGGGGCGGCCCTATATCCACATCACCGGCCGCCATGAGGCGAAGGCCTATTTCACCCCGAAGCAATTTTTCGATCTCGCTGTCGGCATGCTGGAGACCGTTGGCTACCGGCTCGAACTCGGCAATGGACCGCAAGATGGCTGACGTCATTCCCATTGGCATTCACGATCACGCGCAAAAGCTGCGTGAGACATGGCAGGCGCGCGTGCTGGCGGAATCCGACGGCAAGACGCGGGCCGTCGTGCTGATCGTGCTGTTCCACGCCTACACTAAGGTAATCCGCACCTTGCTGCGCGTGGTATTCCCCGCGATGCGCGATATCCCGACGCCGTTCCTGTCGTCCGGCGCGACTATCCTGCTGAATGGCAAGGTCGCCTGTGACCTGACTTATGCGGGAGGCATCAGGGTCCCGAAGGTGATCTACGAATCTACCGACGATCTCAATCGCGACATGCGAATCCTCGCTGACCGGCTCAAGCTGGCCGATGCCGAGCGTATCGAATTCACCGCCGCAATCCAGAAGTGGGTTGTCGCTGACCAGCGCGTCGATCACCTCGGCCTCCGGAAACTCGATTCATGATCCCGACGTGGCTGGAAACGCTGACCTTTATCGGCCTTCGCAAGAAGTCCTATCAGTCGATTTTCGGCCCGGCCGGCGCGATCGGCAGCGAGGCCGTGTGGGATCTGGCAAAATTCTGTTTCGCGACCAAGACGACGGCTGACCCGAACCGCGACTTGAGCCTGATCAAACAAGGCCGCCGCGAGGTCTGGCTGCGCATTTGCGAACATCTCAATCTTCAACCGGAAGAATTGGCGGTGCTGTATGGCGCCGTGACGGTTGACCAACCAGGAGAACAGCGATGAACGATGTCGTTACACCCCCCGTAGTCGTCCCGCCCGTTGTTGTCACACCGCCTGCGGCGGCCTGGCACACCGGCCTCGACGCCGAAATCATCGGTATGGCTCAGCGCAAGAACTGGGATTTGAGCGATCCTGTCAAGGCGTTTGCCGCAGCCACTGGAGCGTACGGCGGCGCCGAGAAGCTGATCGGCGTCTCGCCTG